GGGATTATCGATCCAGTACTAGTAACTAAGTCAGCACTCAAAAATGCAGTGAGTGTAGTAATGACTATTGTATCTGCAGATTGTGTAATATCAAACGCTAGAGCAGATGAAAGCAATTAATTACTACTTAGTAATAGACAAGATCAAAGAAGAGCCAAAGAAAATAGCTGGCTTAATAATAACTGAAAAAACTGACGAAGAAGGTAGATATGCTAAAGCTAAAGTTATATCCGCTGGCAATCTAGTCGAAGGTGTTAAGGATGGTGACACTATCACCTACGATAAACACGCTGGCCACGCTATCACCTGGCAAGATGATGTTTATTATGTTATTAAAATTAACGATGTCATTATCGTTGGATGATAAGAGACGCTAAAGATTTAAAAGAATTAGGACTACTTAAGTATTACAGGCTCGTTAGAAAATGGGCTTGTAAGACTTACGGTCTTAATGATGCAGATCTAGAGTTATTGATATACTTGGATTGCGTTTCTCGCTTTACACGTAATGATTTTATTAACGGTACTTACATTTATTCTTGGGATAAGAAAAGGTGGGATAGGCTAAGAAAAGAAGGATGGATAGAGGTATGGAGGCATAGAAACAGAACAACCATAAAGTATAGTGTTTTTAAAGTTTCATTTAAGTGCCAACAGCTAATAAGTAGAATATATAGAATACTTATGGCAGAAGAAGATATACCAACCTCTGAAAGAAGTGTTTTTTATAATAACAAATCATATACTGATAAAGTGTTTAACAAAGCTATAGATGATATGATTAAAGACCCTAATAGATAATGGCATTTAAACTAGGTAAAGAGCAAAGAAGTTTTAAGAATCCTAAAGACAATCAAATATTCCGTAAGAAGTTAGGAGATGGTATACTAGGTGAAGCTAACTCAGACGGATCTATATACATCGATAAGAGTGTGCCTGATCATATGGTAGATTACGTAGCTACGCATGAAGCTCAGCATAGAACAGATATGGAGCTTGGTAAAACTACATACGATGATAAGGCTGTTTACCACATGGGTCAAATGTGGCCAAGAGGTGCCGGCTATATAATGGATCCACATACTGGTAAGAAGTACGCTGAAGGTGATCCTTCACTTCCTTGGGAAGCAAACAAAATTTAATATGATGAATAATATACTAGGTGGTTTATTCGGTAAAGTCGTAGACAACGCTGAAGGAATACTTGACAAAGTAATAACTACAGATAAAGAAAGAGAAGAGGCTAAAGCTAAGATAAAGCAAATGCTATTAGATAGCGAAGCTAAAATACAAGAACAAGTTACTGCAAGGTGGACCGCAGACATGCAGTCTGATTCATGGTTGAGTAAATCAATACGACCACTTGTACTAGCTTGGTTAGTAATATGTACAACACTGCTAATTTTTATTGATGCAGGTGTGATTATGTTTAATGTAGAAGACAAGTGGGTTGATCTTTTACAATTAGTATTAATAACTGTAATTGGCGCCTACTTTGGTGGACGCTCAATTGAAAAAGTAAAAAAATAAAATGGGAAAATTATTCTTAGAAGACACAGCGATAGGCCGAATGGGTTCTGAAATTTGCACTGGCTCAACGGTTGCTGGAAGCTTTTATGCTGTTCAGTTTATCACAGATTCCACACCTGTCACTTTTATTGTTGCTGATGGAACAGGAACATATAGTGGTGTTACGTATCCAGCTGGAACAATAGTTTACGGTGACATAAATCAAATTAGAATGGCACCAGGAGAAACATCTATTCTTTATAAAAAATAAAATAAATGTTAGGATTAGGACTAGGTGTTAGTAAAGTATCTAGCCTTAGATCTTTAGCCGCTAAATTATTAGCTAAGTTAAAGTCTAGGTCTACTTACTATGAGAATAATAAAGATAGCAAGCAGGTTGTTCAAGACCTTGATACTATTGAAGTATTAGACAAAGCATCTATACTACTTACACCTACTGCATATTCTGATGCAAGGGTACACTCTGTAAAGACTTATACAGGTGATAATGTTTATGATGACGATATTGATGAAGCAGTAAACGGTGGTACTTGGACTGACAATGGAGATAGCACTTTTACTGTTACAGGTACAGGTAGTCCAAGCGTAGGTGTTGGTGTAAGAGATGTTTCTGCTAGTTATTTAATTAATGGAAATACATATAGTTGGACTGTTGATGGCAGTAATGTTTCTTTAGCAGTTTATGATGCTTCATTTACACTTGTAGCAAGTGGTACAAGTCCACTTTATTTTACTGCAACTGCTACAAATAGACTTTACATATCTCCAACTGATGGTGTAAGTGCCACTTATTCTAACGTATCAATAATAGATGTATCATCAGACTTTGACTTCGATAGAGCAAGTAGTGCCACAAGAATAAACTCTGATGGTTTAGTACAAGATATGCAGAGTATTACTGACCCTGAATTAGTACTTAATGGTGATTTTGAGGAGTTGGGTGATGATTTAGTTGTAAATGGAGATTTTTATAATTGGACAGGAGATAACCCTGATGGTTGGACAATACAAGGAAGTGAAAATGGTAGTAATTTTGTTACAGAATCACCATCAGGCAAGTTAAAAATTGTATCTGACGGGTCTTTGATTGGAATACAACAAGATATTTTAACAGTAGGTAAAACATATACTATTACCGTAGATGTAGATGATATTACAGGTAATTTTTATATAAGAACAGGAGCTACGGGAATAACAGTAGCACCAAATAGAATAAGCACAACAGGCACTTTATCATTTAATTCTATTTGTTCAGGCGATGGGTCTTTATTTATAACGAGAGGAAGTTCAGGAAGTTATACAATAGACAACGTATCAGTACAACAAGTAGACCCTAACGATAGGTGGAGTTTAGGCGCAGGTTGGAGTATAGAAGATGGTGAATTAGTAGGTGATGGCAATATGACTGCTTCTGATACTGTAAATCAAGCGTATAATTTTACAGATGGCAATACTTATAAATTTAGTTTTGAAATAACAGAAAGAACACAAGGTAGTGTTTTTATTAGAGAGCCTTTTGATGGAGGTAGTGATGCTGTGGGAACAGTAGGAACTCATACTTTTAATTATGTTGCAGGGGCAGCTAATGAATTAAGACTTAGGTCTGATGATAACTTTACAGGTAAAATAGACAACATATCAGTAAAAGACATTACATTTAGTGAAGATGTAGATTTAGCTAGAATAAACTATGATAGTAATGGAGAGAATGGGCATATATTGTTAGAGCCTACTTCTACTAATCTAGTAGGTTATTCTTTACCAAATGATACAAATTGGTCTAAAGGTTCAAATACTACGATTACTGAAAATTATGCAGTATCTCCTGATGGAACTCAAAACGCTAGTAAATTAGTAATGCCATCAGGAAGTGGAACATATGCTTACTATGAATTTACTGCAACATCAACTACTAACCATACGTTAAGTTTTTACGCAAAAAACAATGGGGGTGATGCAGATGTAACTATGGCATTTTTTATGGCAAGTCAAACACAAAGCATTACATTGACTAATGAATGGCAGAGGTTTGAATTTACAACATCTATAACATCAGGAAACACAGTACAAGTAGGAGTTGATAACATCACAAGCGTTGATATGCTAATATTTGGTGTTCAATGCGAAGCCTTACCCTACGCTACATCATACATACCTTCACTAACGGGTAGTACTGTTACAAGAGCAGCAGAAACACTAACAGGTAGTGGTAATAGTACATTAATAAATAGTACAGAGGGTGTTTTATATGCAGAGATAGCTGCACTATCTACAACTGAAGGTAGTGGTAACATAAGTTTAAGTGATGGTACAGGTGATAATAGAATATATATTTATTATTTTGAAGATAATGCAATATCTGTTATTTATAACATAAATTCAACAGGTGCAGTAATTAATAACTTTACGTTAAGCGATATTACAAGCTATACTAAAATAGCTGCAAGATGGGGTAATAGCAATTTTTCTGTATGGATTAATGGTACAGAAGTTTTAGATGTTGCAGCTTCTAACTTTACAAGCAATACATTAGATTTATTAAATTTAGCAAAGCCTGATGGTTCAGGACAATTAGAAGGCAAATGCAAAGCACTAGCAGTATTTGATGAAGCACTAACAGATACAGAATTACAAAACTTAACGAGCTAATGAATAAGATAGGTAAATACGAGTTTACAAACCAATCCACAGCTAAAAGTAAAATAGCTGCATTAGGAACCGCTACTGATGATGATGGTAATATATACCCAACACATAAGCACTGCGTTGTTGAGTTAGGTAATATTGTAATCACACCAGGTGATTATGATGAAGAAGGTAATGAAGTTGAAGCGCCTGTTTTATCTGAGCTGTACCACATAGATGTGTTATGGAAAGGTTTAGAACCTGTTGATGCAGAAGCAGAAACTTTAGAGTACACTCATCCTAACGGGTGGGCTGATTACGCAGTAGAAATAGAAGATAATGGCGTCCACGCTTTTATGGGTCTAGACTACGCGGATTACAAATTTTAATAAACAATTAAATTAAATTAAATTATGGGAAAATCAATTGACTTGGCTGCTAAGCCAGAGAAAATCAAAGACGAAGAATTAAAAGAAGTGCAACAAGTTATTTCTATGACTAATCAAGTCAAAATGGAAATAGGTAATGCTGAAGCTAGAAAGCATGCGCTTCTCCATGAGCTAGATGGTGTTAACCAAAAGCTTCAGGGTATTCAAAAAAGTTTAGAAGAAGCTTACGGTAAGATTGATCTTGACATCAATACTGGAGAAATTAAATACCCAGAAGATGAGCAAGCTGATTCGTAAAATAACTATAGGTAAAGATTACAAGATTGACGCCATGCACTATTCTGTTGGACAGGATGTGTATGGTGGTCATACTATATGTAACATTATAGAGTCTGAAACAAAATACAGTATATACATACAGAAAGGTAATGATGTTTTACCTTGGAAAGACTTCAATAAAAACATGGCTGTTTCTGTAGAGTACAACCTAGAGTATTAATGCAAGCACTTTACGATTTTATAATAGAACCTAAAGGTGGTAGGTATAATAACTCTGTAAAAGTTGAAGACAAAAGCCTTATATTAAACACTGAAGTTTATAACCATCAATACGTAAACAGAGAAGCAACTGTTATGGCTATACCTCTAAATTATGACGGTGAAGTTGAAGTTGGTGACACTATTATAGTTCATCACAACGTGTTTAGACGATGGCATAATATTAGAGGCGAAGAGAAAAACTCTAGAGGTTACTTTGAAGACAATAAATACTTTGTTACTAAAGATCAAGTTTTTGCTTACAATAGAAACGGTAAGTGGAAACCTGTTAATGGTTACTGCTTCGTTAAGCCTATAAAGTGTATAGACTTTTTTTCTGAAGACAAGGAAAGAAAACTTATAGGCATAGTAAAGTTTACTGACGGGTGTGTTGATGTAGGAGATCTAGTTGGATACGAACCTTACAATGAGTATGAGTTTGTTATAGATGGCCAAAGACTATATAGAGTTATTTCAAAAGACATTACAATTAAATATGAATATCAAGGAGACGAAGAAGAGTATAATCCAAGCTGGGCATAAAGCTGTTGAAGAGCTAATCAAAGTAGCTAAAGAAGCTATTGTTGATAGTGGTGATGACATTACTGCTGACAGGCTTAAAAATGCTGCTGCTACTAAAAAGCTAGCTATATTCGACGCTTTTGAAATACTTAATAGAATTCAAGAAGAAGAAAACCTACTAGAAGGTAGAGAACCTGAGAAGAAGGAAGAAAGAGTATTTAAAGGTTTTGCGGAAGGTAGATCTAAAAAGTAAATGTACGAACAGACCTTATATAAGATAATAGAACCTATAAAGGCTAACACTTTAAAAAGACTAAATAGGTCTAAGAAGTGGAAGTATGGTTATGACAAAGACAACGATGTTGTGGTAGTATCTAGAACTGGTCAGATAGGAGAGGTGTACGACATTCAGGGTTTAAAAATTGCTTTACCACCATCTCCTAAAAACGTATATAGCAGTGACAAAGATAAGTGGCAGCGTATTGAGCCACCAAAAGCTTTGAGTAAACTTAAAAATATATTTGACTGGAGAGAGTATCCAGAAGATCAAAAAGACCAATGGTACGATTATATAGATGAAGAGTTCAAGAGAAGAAGTGAAGGTTTCTGGTTTCAAAATGCTGGTGTTCCAACTTATATTACAGGAACTCACTACATGTACTTACAGTGGAGCAAGATAGATGTAGGAGCTCCAGATTTTCGTGAAGCTAATAGATTATTTTTTATATTTTGGGAGGCCTGCAAGGCAGACGTAAGGAGTTATGGTATGTGCTACCTTAAAAACAGACGTTCTGGGTTTTCATTCATGAGTTCTGCTGAAACGGTTAATCAAGCAACTATTTCTAGTGATAGTAGGTTTGGTATATTATCAAAGTCTGGTGCTGACGCGAAAAAGATGTTTACAGATAAAGTTGTACCTATATCTATAAATTACCCTTTCTTTTTCAAGCCTATTCAAGACGGTATGGATAGACCTAAGTCTGAGCTTGCGTATCGTGTGCCGGCTAGTAAGTTTACTCGTAAGAAAATATCTAGTAATGAAAAGCTAGAAGAGCTTGAAGGGTTAGATACAACTATAGACTGGAAGAACACTGGAGACAATAGTTATGATGGTGAAAAGCTTAGCTTATTAGTGCACGATGAAAGCGGTAAGTGGAAGAAGCCTGACAATATACTAAATAACTGGCGAGTAACAAAAACCTGTCTTAGACTAGGTAGTAGGATTATTGGTAAGTGTATGATGGGCTCAACGTCTAATGCTTTAGATAAAGGTGGCGACAACTTTAAAAAATTATACAACGACAGTGATGTCAAAAATAGAAATAAAAATGGTCAAACAAAATCTGGTTTATATGCTCTGTTTGTTCCAATGGAATGGAACTTTGAAGGATTTATTGATGAGTATGGACGACCTGTCTTCACTACTCCAGGACGAGATGTTTATGGACCAGACGGTCAACTAATTGATATCGGGGTTATAGATCATTGGGAAAATGAAGTGGATGGCTTAAAAGACGACCAGGATGCTTTAAATGAATTCTACCGTCAGTTTCCAAGAACAGAAGAGCACGCGTTTAGAGATGAAACTAAAAACAGTCTTTTTAATCTAACTAAAATATACGAGCAAATAGACTACAACGAAGGGCACAGAAACTCTTCTGTAGTAACCACTGGATCTTTTCAATGGGCTAACGGTATGAAGGATACTCAAGTAGTATTTAATCCTGATCCTAATGGCAGGTTTAAAGTTAGCTGGGTTCCAGATAGAAATCTTCAAAATAGAGTGATACTTAAAAATGGAGTAAAATACCCAGGAAATGAGCATATTGGTGCCTTTGGTTGCGATAGCTATGATATTAGCGGTACTGTTGATGGTAGAGGATCCAACGGATCTCTTCATGGACTAACCAAGTTTAGCATGGAGTCAGCACCGGCCAACACATTTTTTCTTGAGTATATTGCTAGACCACAAACCGCAGAAATATTTTTTGAGGACGTATTAATGGCCTGCATATTTTACGGTATGCCAATACTAGCGGAGAATAATAAGCCAAGACTACTATACCATTTTAGAAGAAGAGGATATAGAGGGTTTAGTATGAATAGACCAGATAAAGTTTGGAATAAATTATCTGTTACTGAAAAAGAAATAGGTGGTATGCCAAACTCAAGTGAAGATATAAAACAAGCTCATGCAGCTGCTATTGAAATGTATATAAATGATCACGTAGGTCATATAGACGATGGGACTTACGGAACAATGTATTTTAATGAAACGCTAAATGACTGGGCTAAGTTTAATATAAACAAAAGAACAAAGCACGATGCTTCTATAAGCTCTGGTTTAGCAATAATGGGTTGTAATAGACATTTATACAAACCTAGACAAGATAAAGCTAGAAGCACTGTAAATGTAAGTATGGCTAGATATACTAACGACGGATATTCGTCAAAAATAATTAAACACTAAATATGGCTGACTCAGTTATAAAAAGTTATTTTCCAAGTCAGGTTGTAAGCGACCTAGAAAAAGTTGGTTACGAATATGGTATGAAAGTTGCTAAGGCTATAGAAAGCGAATGGTTTTCTGATGGCTACAATAATAGATACCTAAATAACCAGAACAATTTCCACAAATTAAGATTATACGCTAGAGGCGAACAGTCAATACAAAAGTATAAAGACGAGCTATCTATAAATGGTGACTTAAGCTACTTAAACTTAGACTGGAAGCCTGTGCCTATTATACCTAAGTTTGTTGATATTGTTGTTAACGGTATATCTGAAAGAACTTACGATATAAAAGCTTATTCGCAAGATCCGTTTGGCGTTCAAAAAAGAACAGAGTATATGCAGTCTATACTAGATGACATGCGTACTCAAGAGATAAATGATTTTGCTGATCAAGCATTTGGTGTAAATCTTTATTCCAACGATCCTGAGTCTCTACCTGTAGACGAAGATGAATTAGCGTTACATATGCAGCTAACATATAAGCAAGCTGTTGAGTTAGCCGAAGAGCAAGCTTTAAACACTTTGATGGATGGTAATAAGTATGAGCTCATTAGAAAAAGATTTTATTATGATTTAACCGTGTTAGGTATTGGTGCTGTTAAAACAAGTTTCAATACATCTGAAGGTGTAAAGATAGATTATGTTGATCCTGAAAACTTAGTTTATTCTTACACGGATTCACCTTACTTTGATGACATATACTACGTAGGTGAAGTAAAGACTATACCTTTAAACGAGTTAGCAAAGCAGTTTCCACATTTAACTCAAGAAGATTTAGAAGAAATAGAGCAGTCTAACGCTAGAGACGACGGTAGATATAATACTAGAACATCTGGAAACAGTAGATACACTGATAACAATCAAGTGTCTGTATTATACTTCAACTACAAGACTTACATGAATGAAGTGTATAAGGTTAAGGAGACAGGTACTGGCGCTGAAAGAGCTATAGAAAAAGATGATAGCTTTAATCCTCCAGAGGATATGGAGGCTAACTTTTCTAAAGTTCAAAAGTCTGTTGAAGTTTTATACGAAGGTGCTAAAATACTAGGTACGGACAAGCTTCTCAAATGGGAAATGTCTAAGAACATGATGAGACCTAAAAGCGATTACACTAAAGTTAAGATGAATTACTCTATTGTAGCGCCAAGAATGTATAATGGTAAAATAGAGTCTTTAGTTAGTCGTATAACAGGTTTTGCTGATATGATACAACTAACGCATTTAAAGCTGCAGCAAGTAATGTCAAGACTTGTTCCAGATGGAGTTTACTTAGACGCTGATGGTTTAGCTGAAATAGACTTAGGCAATGGAACAAACTATAGTCCACAAGAAGCTTTAAACATGTTTTTCCAAACTGGTTCTGTCATCGGTAGATCAATGACTGCTGATGGTGATATGAATCCAGGTAGAGTACCTATTCAAGAAATATCTAGTGGTAGCGGTGGAGCAAAGATGCAAAGTTTAATCGGTACGTACAACTATTATCTACAGATGATTAGAGATACAACCGGGCTAAATGAAGCTAGAGACGGTAGTAACCCAGATAAAAACGCTTTAGTTGGTATTCAAAAACTAGCCGCAGCAAACTCTAACACAGCGACTAGACATATACTTCAAGCAGGACTATTCTTGACATCAGAGGTTGCAGATCAACTATCACTTAGAATATCAGACATAATAGAGTATTCACCTACCAAAGACGCTTTTATACAAGCTATAGGTGCTCATAACGTAGCTACACTTGAAGAGATGTCTGAGCTACACCTTTATGACTTTGGTATATTTATAGAGTTAGCTCCAGATGAAGAAGAGAAAGCCATGCTTGAAAACAATATTCAAGTCGCGTTGTCTCAGAAAAACATAGACCTTGAAGATGCTATAGACATTAGAGAAGTTAGAAACGTAAGCTTAGCTAATCAACTACTTAAACTTAGACGTAAAGACAAAGAAGCTAAAGATAGAGCTGCGCAAGAAAGAAACATCCAGCTTCAAACACAGTCTAACGCTCAAGCTGCTCAAGCTGCTGCTCAAGCTGAAGTTCAGAAAGAACAAGCTTTAGCGCAAACTAAAATGCAAGTAGAGCAAATGAAGTCTCAGCTAGGAGTTCAAGCTATGCAGCAAGAAGCTGAAATTAAAAAGCAGTTAATGCAATTAGAGTTTCAAATGAACATGCAGCTAAAGCAAGCTGAAGTTGAGGGTATGAAAGGTAGAGAAAAAGAGAAAGAAGATAGAAAAGACGAAAGAACAAAAATACAAGCATCACAGCAAAGTGAGCTTATAGATCAAAGAAAGACAGGTGGTTCACCTAAAAAATTCGAGTCGGCAGGTAATGATATACTTGGTGGATTTGATTTAGGTGGATTTGAACCTAGATAATTACTAATTTTTTATATTATTTTATTATGGATGAAATTAAAGAAAACGACGACAATGTCGTAAAAATTGATATGAATAACCTTAAACCACAAGACGAGCAAGAGGATGTAACTAAAGTAGATTTTAGTAAACCTCCAGTGGTTGAAGAAGAGCAAGAGAAAGTAGATGCTGAAGTAGACGAAACAACTGAAAATGATTCAGAAGTTGTTGAGGAAGTTGAACAAAAAGAAGAGGTTGTTGAAGATGAGCTACCAGTTCTTGAAGAGGTAACAAAAGAAGAAACTGAAGAACCGAACGAGGTTACTGAAGATTTAGTTGAAGAAGTTGAAGAGGCTATAGCAGAAGCAGAAGCTACTGGAAAGCCACTACCAGAAAACATTCAGAAGTTAATAGACTTTATGGATGAAACTGGTGGAAGTCTAGAAGACTATGTTGATTTAAACAGAGACTACTCTGATTTAGATAACTTAACAGCTTTAACTGAATACTATAAAAGAACAAAGCCGCATTTATCGGCTGAAGAAATAAGTTTTTTAATTGAAGATTCATTTGACTTTGATGAAGAAGTTGACGATGAAAGAGATATTAAAAGAAAAAAGCTAGCGCTAAAAGAGCAAGTTGCCAGCGCGAAGGCCTACTTAGACGGGCAAAAGTCTAAATATTATGATGAGATTAAAGCAGGTTCTAACCTTCCGCCAGAAGCGCAGAAAGCTATAGACTTCTTTAGTCGATACAATAAAGAATCAGAGGAAGCAAACAAGACAGCTGAGAAAGCTAAATCTGTGTTTTTAAATAAGACTGATAAAGTCTTTAACGACAAGTTCAAAGGTTTTGAATATAACGTCGGTGATAAAAAGTACAGATTTAACGTGAACAACGCTGAAGACGTAAAAGCAACTCAAAGCGACATTAACAACTTTGTCAAAAAGTTTTTGAACGAAGATAACACAATGTCAGATGCTAAAGGTTACCATAAGTCTTTATTTACAGCTATGAACGCTGATGCTGTTGCTAAGCACTTTTACGATCAAGGCCGATCAGATGCTATCAAGGATAGCGTTGCAAAAAGTAAAAACGTAAATATGGATCCAAGACAAAGTCATGGTGAAGTTCAAGTCGGTGGAAAAAAGTTTAAGGTGTTAAGCGGCGATTCTTCAAGTTCTTTAAAAGTAAAAATGAAAAACAAATAATTAATTTAAAAATTTGAAAATATGGCAAAAGGAACACCAAATGCTGTACCTACGGGAACTCCGTCGGCAGTAAAAGCTACGCTCGCTTCTGCGTACGTAGACTTAAGAGACCAAGGTTGGGCTCAACAATATTTACCAGAGCTTATGGAGCAAGAAGCTGAGGTTTTTGGAAACAGAACTATCTCAGGATTTTTAGCGCAAGTAGGAGCTGAAGAAGCGATGGCAGCAGATCAAGTACTTTGGTCTGAGCAAGGTCGTTTACATATTCAAGGAACAGGTGCTTTCACAGGTGCTGGTTCATCGGCAGCAGGAAAAATTACAACTGTTGGAGCAACTAACGTACGTGTTGGTGATACTATCGTTCTTACTGGTTTAGTTGGAACAGGTGCTGGTGTTACAACTAAATGTTATGTTACAACTGTAGACGCTGCTAATGCATTTTTTAACGCTGTACCTTATAACGCTGCAAATTTAGACGCTGCTTATGATGTTGATGACACTGTTACTTTCTTTGTTTACGGTTCTGAGTACACTAAAGGTGTTACTGGTAGACTAGAAGGTTTAGAGCCATCATTTGTATCTTTAGAAAACAAACCAGTTATCATCAAAGATTTATACGAAGTATCAGGTTCTGATGCATCTGCAATCGGCTGGATTGAAGTGTCTGGAGAAGATGGACAAAACGGTTACTTATGGTATTTAAAAGCTTCAGGAGATACTATGTCTCGTTTTGCTGATTACTGTGAAATGACTTGTATCGAGGGTGAACTAGCTGCTGGTGGCTCTGGTGCTGCAGGCGCTAACTTAGGTGGTACTGAAGGTTTATTCGCTGCAATTACATCAAGAGGTAACGTTATGGACGGTGGATTTGATTACAATGACACTGCTAGTGAAAGTTTAGATACTTTTGATTTAATGCTAAAAAGATTTGACTCTCAAGGTGCTATTGAAGAAAACATGATGTTCTTGAATAGACAAGTATCTTTAGCAATTGATGACATGTTAGCTTCTATGAACTCTTACGGTGGTAGTGGTACATCTTACGGTGTATTCAATAACTCTGAAGATATGGCATTAAACTTAGGTTTCACTGGATTTAGAAGAGGTTCTTATGACTTCTATAAGTCTGACTGGAAATATCTAAACGATGCTGCTACTAGAGGATCTATCAGCAACGACGTTGATGGCGTTATAGTTCCAGCTGGAGTATCTTCTGTTTACGATCAAATGCTAGGGAAAAACATGAAGCGTCCGTTTTTACACGTACGTTACCGTGCTTCTCAAACTGAGTCTCGTAAAATGAAGACTTGGGTTACAGGATCTGTAGGCGCTGCAACATCTGATTTAGATGCTATGGAAGTAAACTACTTATCTGAAAGATGTTTAGTAACTCAAGGAGCTAATAACTTCTTCTTATTAAAAGGTAACGAGATTAGCGCGTAACCAATGACTAACTAATTACCTCACCTTCGGGTGGGGTAATTTTTTTTATTAACTATTATTATTATATATTATTATGGCAAAAAAAACAACACCAAATAAAACAAGTATTAAAGCTAACTCAAAGAAAGTTTTAAATACTGAGGAAGTTCAAGCAGTTTACGCAGAACCCGTTAAGGTTAAAACTGTAGTTGAAAAGGAAAAAACAAAAGCACCAAGTGATACTTGGGAAATTAAAGATAGAACTTATATACTAAAAGGTAATAATCAAAACTCGTTATTCTACGCTTTAAAGTCATCTTCACTAAAGTGGTTTGATGAAGAAAAAGGCTATGAAAGAGAAATGAAGTATACTTCTAATCAAAAAACACCTTTTGTAGATGAGTTCACTGGTAGCGCGAGATTAGCACACATAGCTTTTGAAGATGGAATGCTGTATGTACCAAAAAACAAACAGACTCTTCAAAAACTGCTTTCTCTTTATCATCCTGATAAAAATAAAGTTTATTTTGAAAAAGACGAAGTAAAAATAGCTGTGAATGAGCTTGACATTATGGAGTTAGAAATAGAGGCTTTAATTGCGGCTAGAGAAATGGATGTAGACATGGCTGAAGCTGTTATGCGTGTAGAGCTTGGGTCTAAAGTATCTAAGATGAGTTCTAAAGAACTAAAAAGAGATTTGCTATTATTTGCTAAATCAAATCCAAGTATGTTCTTAGAGCTGGCTAATGATGACAATGTACACCTTAGAAACATGGGTATCAAAGCAACGGAGATGAATATAATTACGCTGTCTAAAGACAACAGAACGTTCAAATGGGCTTCTAATGATAGAAAGCTTATGACTGTTCCTTTTGATGAGCATCCATATTCAGCTTTAGCTGCTTGGTTCAAAACTGATGAAGGCATGGAAGTCTTTAGCAGTATTGAAAAGCGATTAAAGTAAGTGATTATTTATGATAGTTGGGTCACCTGTTAGGTGGCTCAGCTTTCATAATAAAAATATAAAAATGGCAGTAAATATAGACACGGTATATCAAAGAGTTTTGGCTATTGCCAATAAAGAACAAAGAGGTTATATAACACCTCAGCAGTTTAATCTATTTGCTGGCCAAGCTCAGATGAAAATATTTGAGCAGTACTTCTACGACTTAAACCAGTTTAAAAGAGTTCCAGGAACTAAACAAGAAGATACTGATAGAATAAGTATTGTAGAAGAAAAAATATCTAACTTTTATAAATACTACATAACATCAACACCAACTCCAGGAGGCTCTGTAGATCTATATACTACATACACTGATATGTATAGATTGTCTGAGGTTAGGGTTGATTACGACACTACTGACAGTGTTTCATCGGCTGTAGCAGAAGAGCTTAGCCTTCGCGATCATGCTTACGAAGAGTTTGGCCCACTAACGGCACCTTCTAAAAAAAGACCTATATTTAAAAGATCTGAGCAATACTTAACAGCTTATCCTAAACCTACACAAGTAGATTATCCTAATGGTCAATACATATTCACCTACATTAAAAAACCATCTAGTCCTTCTTGGGCTTACAACGTGGTAGCTGGACAAGCTTTATACAATAGCACGGCCGCTATAGACTTTGAACTACACCCATCAGAAGAAACTTCTTTAGTAAATGAAATATTAGAGTTAGCCGGAATAATGATGGAAAAACCTGGTTTGTCAACTATGGTCGACAGAGAGGAAGATAAAAAAATACAACAAGAAAAATCATAATAAATGGGGTTACTTACAGGAACAGATAATGAATACTACTCGGGCAGTGATTTAGGTGGCTACCAGTTTACTTCTTTAGACAATATAATAAATCAGTTTATAACTATTTATGTTGGTGACAACAAGCTAATATCAGACGCTAAAAGAGTTGACGTAGCTTTTCATGCTCAAAGAGCTTTAGCTGAAATGTCATTTGATACTTTTAAATCTACTAAATCTCAAGAAATAACTGTACCTGCAACTTTAACTACGCCTTTACCTAGAGATTACGTTAACTACGTAAAATTATCATGGTCTGACTCGTCAGGTATAGAACACACTATATACCCGATGTCTAAGTCTAGCAATCCTACATCTATAAGTCAAAACGTTAATAACGGCGATTACATTTTTGATGGTCAAGGTAAATTAACAACTAACGCCACTTCTAAGACGCTAACAAACTACAATAGTAATGTTCCAGCTGAAAATCAAAACTTTGATTACGATTATGATGATAATATACAAGACTTAAATGAAGGTAGGCGTTATGGTTTAGATCCACAGTATGCTAACATTAACGGTAGCTTTTTTATAGATGAATTAAAAGGAAACATTCACTTTAGTTCTAACATAAGCGGTGAAACAGTAATACTTAAATATGTTAGTGACAGCTTAGGCACTGATGATGAAATGCAAGTTCATAAGTTTGCGGAGGAAGCTATGTACAAGCAGATATCTTATGCTATATTATCAGGTAGAGCTAATGTACCTGAATATGTTGTGCAAAGATATAAAAAAGAAGCTAGAGCAGCTAAGCGTCAAGCAAAACTAAGATTATCTAACATTAAGTTAGAAGAAATAACACAAATACTACGAGGTAAGTCGAAACAAATTAAACACTAATATACATGCCAGAGTTAAAAAGAAATTTTCTGAGAGGTAAAATGAACAAAGACCTTGATGAAAGGCTAGTTCCAAGTGGTGAGTATAGAGATGCTTTAAATATAGAGATATCTACATCGGAAGGCTCTAATGTTGGGTCTGCTCAAACATTAAGAGGTAATAAGTTAGCCGATACTAGAAGCTCTTATTCTAGTACGGCTATTACCGTTGGTCAGTATGTTGATGAAGAAAACGAAGCTATATATAATTTTGTTCACAACAAATTAGACACTACCGAAGATACTAACTATGCTAATTATACTTCAGGAGATCTTCCACGAATAATAGGACACAAAGTAGATTCTATACTTAAGCATGTTAAAGATCCATTAACTGAAAACGTAACAACAGAAGTTGTTTTTAACGATGTATATGAAGTTAGGGTTGCAAACGGCAGGGTTACCCCAAGCAATCAAACAATAACTGGTTTAACAAATTTTCAATGGAATAGAAAAACAGGTGGCCCTTCACTTCTCCCTGGTGACACTCAATTTGTAGATACTTTTGTTGCTCAAGGATTAAAGCCTGGAATGAGGGTTCAAGCTATAGATGTTAATGGCAATGACCTTTGGGATGGAAAAGATGTTAGGGTTATCAGTGTTCAAGATAGTGTTGGCGGACAATCTCACACTATTAAAATAACACCTGTAAATGGGTTTGCTATTGGTTACAATGAACATTATGGCAATACAATGATAGCTGATGGTGTAGTGCTAAAGTTTAGTGCTGATAGAATATTAGACTTTAGAGCAGGAACAGAAGAATTAGAAACCAACAACAAGCTTGCTGACGAGTCAAACGCGTACTCTACAAAACAATACACTCCCAATGGTAATATAATAACAGGTATAAATGTTATAGATGATCTGTTATTTTGGACTGATGGTAGAGGTGAGCCTAAAAAAATAAATATATCAGACAGTATAAAAGGTACGGCGTATCCTACAAGCAACACGTCTGTTCATAAGTTTAATCCGACTAGAGTTTATAGCTCTTCAGAAAAGTCTAGATTAGGTTGGCAAGAAGTTGCTGAGTTGAGCAATATAACAGTAATTAAGCCAGCGCCTATAAAACCTCCTAAAGTTAAAGTTTTAACATCAATAAGAGAGGGTATAACATCAAGCACGCTTAAAAGGCTTAGTGGTGGTACTTTAAATCATTTTGCTTTTAGAACTGACTTCCCCGATGCAAGCGAAAATTATGTTTTTTCTAAAGGATCACCTATCGATATTTTGCTAACGCCAACAAACTTAGATGTTAACTGGAAGGTTGGTGATGTTTTAGATTTAATAGAATCAACAACAAACACAGGAACACCTATAACAAGTCCTAAAACAGCTTCTATAAGAATAACGTCTTATCATCCTAATCCAGATGGTAATTTTCCATATTATAAAGCAGATCTAGTAGATATTGATTCAACGTATCCAGTTGATCGCGGCGCTGCTTTTTGGACGGCAAAACTGTCTCAAAAAGAGACACCTATATACGAGCAAGAGTTTGTATGCTTCGCTTATAGATATAAATATAATGACGGTGAAACATCAGTAATATCGCCATATACTAAGCCTATATTTTTACCTGGCAAGTATAATTATGATCCAAAAGAAGGCTTTAATTTAGGTATGTTAAACAACATGAAGTCAGTTGAAATATCTGGCTTTTACCCTGAAAACACCCCTCAAGATGTTGTTGGTATAGAAATATTGTATAGAGATACTAACAAGGCTAATCAAGTAAACTCTATAAAAACTATAGATTTACTAGACATCGACTCTAGAAATTATAGAGATAACGTTAATACAAGAAGTATAGTAATAGATGCTGAGTTGTTTGGACCAACATTACCTTCTGATCAAGTAGATAGAAACCAAGATATTGTCCCAACGTCAGCTGTTGCGCAAGAAATAACAGCGTCTAGGCTAATGTATGGTAATTATACAGAAAACTACGATCCTGTAGACGTTAGCTTGGAAGCTACTTTAACTCCAAAGCCATCATCACTCGCTACATCAAGTAGTTTTAGCGAGAATATTTTTAGAGCAGTTCAAGATGGTCAGCTGATAACAACAACAGCAGATAGTCACTCTGATGTTTATAATGGAAAGTTAGCTTTAACATTAGAAGATTCAGACCCTGGAGACAACTACGAAAACGATCCAGCTGAAGCAAATCCATTTGAGTATATAGTTCCAGAAGACGGTGTTTATAGTTTTTCTGCTTCTTGCAAGTGGTTAGCTAGAAACGAGATAGAAGCGTATTCACAAAACACTACATTCACGCCAAAAAACTTTTTACACTTTACACCAGCAAGACTAGTTATCAAAAGAAATATAGCAGGAACAGATCCTTTAGTTCCTTCTGGTAGTGAAATAATTGATGAAACAACTATAGAAAACGCTTATATACCAGAGGCTAATGCTTCTGGGACTTTCTTTTTACCTGGCAATGTAGTGGGAGTTGACGCTATACCTAGTTGGGAACCTGTAGTACTAAGCCTAAACATTCAAAATGTAAAGCTAAATCAAGGAGACAAGTTATACTTAGAGGTTCAGCCAGATCAAAGTCTTCCTAGCGCGTTCACACGCATTACAAGTAGTGGTGAAAGCATACAACCAACCACAGATTATGTTTCTGGGTCTTTCAATTTTAATTGGACTCCACAAGATTTTGAAGATGACACTCAAATAGACTACGCTAAAGTTTCTAACGCTTCGTGGAATTGTTATAAAGCTCCAGAAACGGACGAAGGCAGTTTCGTTGTGTCATCAGGCGTAGAATCTATCAAGTCTATGCGAAACATAGATGTTGGGGTTGTATATAGAGATGCTTTCAACAGGCAGTCTACAGTATTTTTAGACGAAACTTTAAAAGTGAAAGTAGATAAAGGTCAAACCGTGGTTGCTAATAATCTCACCTTAAGCATATTAAGCGAAGCTCCAAGTTGGGCCAAGTATTACAAGTTTTTTATTAAAGAAAACACGAATAAATTTCACAATTTAGTTTTATCGCAAGCCGTAGACAACAATGACGAAGCTGGCCACGCGTGGTTAATGTTTAACGATGTTGATATTGATAAAATAAAAGAGGAAGACTACTTAATATTAAAGAAAAAACACAACTCTGTAGACGCTGTAACAGCTAATGAAGCTAAATGGAAAGCTTTAAAAATTCAATCGGAATTACCACCAAACAGTGTTCTTAGTGACGAGTCTGAGGTGTCTGGGAAGTTTTTTGTTAAAATAGCTATAGACGCAGCGTTCACAACTTACTTAGGAAGTCTTGGCGAAGGTAATACTTTAACGCTGCCGTCTACCAGCGGCGCTGTATTCGAAACAGAATCTAAAAAAGTTTTAGAATCTGAAGATACTGCTATTTATTACGAAGCTAGTAGAGCATATCCTATAAAACTAGACATAAAAGACGCTGCATCTTACATAGAAAGAGGTTCTAGAATAACTTATCATGATTCTAGCTATTCTGATAGTCCAAATACTATTGATAGTATAAAATCTCAATTAAACCAAACAGAAGTATTAGTTAGCAACGTTAGAGGGGCATATACTTTCAATAAAGGTTTAATAGAAGGTGCTGCTGGATATGTTAGTGCAAGCTCAGCTAGTCCAGATCATGCTTATTGTGTTGTAACCGCGAGCAAAGATCTTAACATAAACGTTACGCCAGGCAATCACGTTGACTTAAAGTTTACTAATGAAGACGGAAGTTTCGTAATCGCTAGAGCCGTAGCATCAACAACGAATCAATCTAAAATATATTTATTACCATACACATGTCCGGTTTTAGATTTCCCAAACACTAAACTAGCTAAAGGTTTAGAGTGGTATAACTGCATAATGTTTGGTAATGGGGTTGAGTCCGACGCTATCAGAGACGACTTTAACTCAGATACTATATTTGAATACGTAGCGTCTGGTAAGACAAGTGGATTTAAAGCTAATCTTTTCTACGAGGATTATAAGCCTGTTAGAAGAAAAAACGATATAATATTCTCGCAGGCGATTAACGAAAAAATCGTTGATAGTAATCTTAGGTTTAATAGACTAAACGAGTTCTTAGCTGGAAAAGACATTGTAAAGCAACTAGCTCCAGAGTATGGTAGTATACAAAAACTATTTACTAGAGATTCAGATCTATTAGCTTTTTGTGAGAACAAAGTTTTACAAATACTTGCTCAAAAAGATGAGTTGTTTAATACTGACGGTACGTCTTTAACAATTAATAGCAAGAAAGTGCTGGGTAGAGCAAGGCCATTTGCTGGTGACTACGGTATATCTAGTAACCCAGAATCATTTGCATCAGATGAATTTAGAGTGTACTTTACAGATAAAGCCAGAGGAGCTGTTTTAAGGCTGTCTAGAGACGGTATAACAAATATATCTGATTACGGTATGAAAGATTGGTTTTATGACAATCTAGCAAACTCTCAAGCGTTAATAGGTAGCTTTGATGGAAAGAAGAACCAATACAATATAACTTTGCACTCCGTAACAAACCCTGAAGTAAAAAAAGATGTGTATACTGTATCTTTCTCTGAAAGTGTTAACGGTTGGAATAGTTTTAAGAGCTTTATAAAAGAAGCTGGAGCAACTTTAAATAATTTTTACTATACTTTTAAGAACGGAAAACCTTGGATTCATCACTCAGAAGATGTAAATAGAAATATTTTTTACACTAAGCAATACGACTCTAGCATTAGACCTATATTCAACGATGTTCCCGGATCTATAAAGTCTTTTAGTACTATAAATTACGAAGGCACTCAATCTAAAATAACTCAAAACACAGATAGTTTAGATAATAATTATTATAATCTAACTAATCAAGATGGTTGGTATGTTAAATCTATAAGTACAGACTTACAAGAGGGTAAAGTTAATGAGTTTATAAATAAAGAAGGTAAGTGGTTTAATAATATAATTGGTGAAACAACAACGTTTAATAATGCTGCTGATAGTGGTATCGCTAGTGGTAATTTGGACACAAGAGAATCTAATGTTCAAGGTTTAGGCGTGCTACAAACAGGTCCAACTTTAATATCTGGAGATATAGATGGGTTTGGATTTGAACTTACTTTGCCTATAACTTTAGGTGATAATGTATCTATAATATAACAACTGATAATGGTAAATCTATACAATATAACTAATATTGACGGCACGACAACTTTTGAGATAGAGCCTGCACCAGGGTACGCGATAAACGCTAGCCAATTTCCAACTATAGGCGCTACTTCTTATTATTCTTCAATAACATTTAGCGATAGCTCAAGCGCAGATAGCTTGGACAATACTGTTATAGGAACTATAAACTGGATAACACAAAACATAACTGAAGATACAACACTTCCAGCTATAGACTTGTCTTTTGCTGTTCCATCTTCTCTTCCAAAGCCATACTACTCAATACTAAATGTTTATCATGATAAAAATCTAAATCCAGACACTAACAACTACTTTCCTGGAATATCGTTTTTAAGTGGAGATTTAGAATTTAACGAGTCCACAGGTGTTTTAACATACAATAGTACAAATGCTTTTACGTATGGTGGCTCGGCAGGATTATGGCCACCAAGCTCTGAGGACAACCAAGTTTTTAAGCTAACGTATACTATATCAAACTCAAACATGAACAACGGAGAGTTTTTTAAGCTTGCTCCTTTTGGTGATCATTTTTATTCCGATTCTGATACAGTCATTCCAATAGAAAACGGCACTCATGAAGTTAATTTAACTGTAAATAATCCAAGCACTAGAGCAAACGCTATTTATTTCTACGCTAAAGGTGCTGCTGGAAAAACACTTCAAATGAGTAATATAAGTATAACTAGAGTTGACGACCAAACAGAAGTTGTTAGTTTTTCTGATGTAAATCCAGCTTTAACTATAAGTAATGATTTGTTATCAACATCACCGATTAGGTCTAGATTTTTAATAACAGGCGTTTTTCCAGGCGACCAAAACAACGATCTTTATAAAGTCAAACTATCATCTTACGATGGCAAGTTTTACGGCGCAGACGCCCAACCTCAAGTTGTTTTTAACGAAGAGGCTACAAACGCTGGTCACGCAGTAGGCTTACAAAACTCAATAGAAAATGAATTAGGTCAAATAATAGCTAAAGAAGTTTCTGTTAATTGGTTTTCTGGGTCTACTATAGTCGCTGAAGATAACGTTAATATAGCTTTTGGTGAAGGATCAGTACTAAGATCTCCAGAAGCCAAGTTTGTTAGCAAGGAGTTTTTTAGCGTTTATAATCCTACGACCGCTAAAATACAATTACAAAGCACAACGATAAATAATACTTTGACAGCATCAGATGCTTGGATAACTGCACCGTCTTCTACCGCTGTTGAATTTGGAGGTCTTTTACAAGGCGGTAATTTTGGTAGCACTTATTTTGATGCAGATCTAGCAGTAAATTTAACAGGTTCTGCTAGAACAGGTACTATAACAGTTACTAACGAGTATAATGATTCTGGCACACCAGACGACACTATAACTATAACTCAAGCTCCTACTTCTAACTTTGTAGATATATACACGCCTAGTACTAACGTATCTTTTACTAGCGGCTCTAGCGACTACCCTATAGTTAATGTTGAAAATGGAAATAACTATGTACCTATAGAAATAAAATTTGCTTCAACTTCGGGATCAATATCTATAGATGATATAAGTATTGCGGTAGGAAGTGGTGATGCAGGCTGGTTATATCTACCATCATCTATAAGCTCACCAACTACTGGACAGATGGGTAATATATATAAGGGAATGTATATTTACACTATGACTATAAACGCCACTACAACAGATGCAAGTCTTACGTCTAGATCAGCGACGCTTAGAGTGTCTTTTGATGGTGACGCCACTACGTTTGATGAAGTTACTTTTACTCAAGGTATTTTTGACTCAACTACAGACACGCTTGTTACAAGTATACCTGGAGGATCATCTTTTGGTACTAACCAGCAAATAGCAACTTTAAGGTTAACCTCTAGCGCTACTGGAACACCAACACCAGTTGTTGTTTTAGCCCCAGCTAAGTCTTGGGATAATCCTGAAATATCTAATAACAACGTAAACAATGTTGTAGGTGAATACAATAATGTTGATGATTTTGTGCAAGTTGGAGAAGTTCAAGTTGTAACAGGTGAGCCGTATACACATAAAGTTGATTTAGTAATAAACAGCTTTACAGATGCTGACGCTAATGACCTAAGAACTCAAAGAATAATGGTTTATCATGCTAATGATATTGGATATACAACTCCAAAAGGCCAAAACATAGCTCAGTCATATGTATATAACGTTGACTTTACAGAATAATATAATAAAACCGATAAAATGGCAATAATTGAATTACAATTTCCTAATGCGCTTAACACATCGCTACAAGTTGGTGATATAGTGTATTACTGTAACCCAGTAAGCTCTGGTAAGGGTAGTATAACGACAAATACTTTTGACGATATAATAAAGCTTGGTGATTGTTCTTCTATATCAGCTAACTCTATACAGGTTCAAAATGTACCTCAAGCTATTGATGCTCCAGTTGTAGGATCGTTCATATTATTTAGCAAAAACAATGAGGTTAATCTTAGCACTTTAAAAGGTTACTTTGCTTTGACTGAGCTTAGAAACAACTCTACGGCAGAAGCTGAATTGTTTAGCGTCGGTGTAGATGTTGTAGAAAGCAGTAAATAAGCACCCTAGAGTGTGATTATTAAATAACAATATAATATGAAGAAAAGTTTAAAAAAATACGTAGGCTCATCCCCAATGAAAGTTCTTCCAGTTTGGGCTCCAGCCGCAATATCTGCCGCTACAGGATTAATTGGTGCTATTAGTGGGCGTAAACAAGAGAGAAGAGCTAGACGTAGAGCTTTAGAAGCTGAACAAGCTGCAGCTCCTTATTTAGAAGCTTACAAGACTGAAGAGTACGTTAATCCTTATGAAGGCATGCAAAATGTATACGAAGGTATGCGTGTTGATACTCAAGCTCAAGAATTTCAACAACAACAACTAGCGCAGCAACAAGCAGACATACTGCAAGGATTAAGAGGAGCTGCTGGAGGTTCTGGTATAGCAGCTTTAGCTCAATCGATGGCTAGGCAAGGCGCTGTTCAAGCGGAAAAAATGGGTGCTCAAATATCACAGCAAGAACAAGCTATACAGGAACAACAACTACAAGAGCAAGCTAGAATACAAGAAATGCAAATGAGAGGCGATGAGATGGTTCGCCAACAAGAAAGACAAAGATTAACAGACTTGTACGCTATCGAAGCTGGTAAAGCAGGCGTTGCTTTTGGAGAAGCAGCCAGTGCTCGTCAACAAATGATTGGTGGACTAGGTCAAATAGCTTCGGCTGGAATTTCAGCGACTGACGCTGGTTTATTTAAAGAATAGTAGATATGGCAGATATAGTACAAGCAGCATTAGGGTTAGAAAGAGCGAAAGCTGGAGCTAGAATGGCTAAAAGCGATATATCAGGCTTTACTGATCCTATACAAAAACAGGTTGGTGAAATAACTGAAAGAAATAAAGAGGCTCGCGAAAACTTTGTTAGCAATATACCTGACAACTACGAGTTTGATTTAATACCAGCGGAAGCTAAAGCCAAACTAACTACCTTTTTAAAAGACAAAAAACAAGAGTATATAGACTTTGCAGACCAGGCTAGTAGATATTCTGGCAATACAAGTAGCCAAGAGTACGTCGATGCCGTAGAAGGTATGGAAAATGTAAAGGCTGTAATGAACAGAAACTACGAAGATCTAGTTGTAGCTAAGCAAATAAGACAGTACGAACTTGATAATGAAAGTAAAGGCGTAGTAGGTTTTGTGGGTGACGATAATGCTGATTCAAGAAGAACTGCTATTATTGACGGTAGCACTTTCAATAACGTAGAATTTACAGATGACGGAGCGTTTATAAACGATGGTTTTGGTGATAAAATTTCTTGGAGAGACTACAAGAAAACACCAACTAGAAATGTTGCGGCTACTGATGCTATAGATAAAATAGGTGTTAATGTTAGAAAGTTAGGTAGAGCTGGAGAGGATAAAGCTTATCTACAAAGATATGTAAAAGGTGAGCTTGGAAAGCTTTTTGCTAACGAAGGTTTTGCTGATGAAGTTTTTAATATGGGCTTTTACGGAGATACAGAAGGTGATACTGTGTACAAAAATATACCTGGAGCTACTAAAGATAATATGGTAGACTTTTTTACTGATATGGTAATCAATGATAACTATGCTCCACCTTTAGATGAAAAGAACATTAGTTCTAAAGAAAGTATAGACGAAGAAACATTTATTAATGCTATAAACGATGGAGTTCCAGCAGTATTATCTGATATTACTGGAGATGAAGAAGATAAATATATCGTTATAGTTCCAGATGAAAAAAATAAAGGTAAATATAAATTGGTATCTAGAACTAAAGGCGCAGACCTAGAAGGTTTTAAATCTATGTCTTTGCAGGATTTAGCTAAGTTTGCTAGAATACCTCTACCTAGATTAAAAGGTGTTAAAAACGACACAAAAGATATACTTAATCCATTTTAAAATTAAATAATATGTACGAAATTAACGGCGAAGAGTTTACTTTAGAAACACTACAAGGTAAAGCTAAAGAATATAACATGGACTTTAACGAGTATATTAAAGCTATGAAAAAGAAAGGTCTTGTGGAAAAGACAAACGGCTCTCAGACAGAGGATGCAACTGCGAGTCAAGTAGATACGGCATCCAGCTTGGAAGATACTTTTTCGGAGTCACCAAAACAAAATAAATATGATTGGATGCGCCCAGAAGTACCTACTGACTTCTTTGGCGAAAAGACTAAATTAGACTATAGTTTTTTTGATAGAACTGAAGAAGACGCTATCGGTGACTTAATAGCTAGATATCCTGGTTTTAAATTTGAAGAAACAAATATTATTGGTGATCGTAAATCTTTTAACGCTATAAAAGTTAGCAAAGGAGATAAGTCGACGAAAATAGAGTTTAACATTGACGGTGGTTTTATTCTTGAAGGCGAAGATAGTCGTAGAACTTTAGAGGCTGTAAAAAAGTTTGAAGAGCAAGGATCTGAAGCTTTAAACACCTCAGAAAAAAGCTTGTTAATTGCTTATCAAAACAAAAACAAAGCTTACGAAAAAGCTTACAAAGACTTAACTACTTTTTTAGATGAAAACTCTACTTCAGGAACAGACAAACTAGAGCTACAGCAAGAAGCTAAAAATGTCAAAAGTTTCAAAAAGCACCTTGAGACAACCGCTCCCACAGAAGATCAGCTAAATCAAATTAACGAAACATTTGACAAAGAAGACTTATTTAGCGTTAAAGAAGAAGAGGTTAAAGTATTTCAAGGAGGTGGATTAGACCTTAAGTTTGGAGCCGCTCCAAGAAGTTATGTTAAAAAAACACAGCCTTACAAAAAAGAGTTAGCTGAAGCTCGAAAAATACTACAACAGACTAGCGAAAATCCCTCTACTATAACTGAAGATGACGTAAAAAACAAGGCTAAAGAAATACTTGTTAGAAACGCAAATAATAAGGCTTGGAATTTAAACCAAGAAAAAGTGCTTGAAGAGTTAGACGATCTTGATTATGTTAGTCCAGAGGTTAAAAAGATGGTTAAAAAAAGTCTTGAAGTAGGTGCGGAACAGTACAAAAAACAATACGCGTCAAAACTAACATATAGAGAGCTTTTGAAAGAACAGCTTGATAATGGAGAGCTTGCTAATAGGCTAGCCACTACAATAGAGCGATTTGAAGACGAAGATTACGATTACTCTAAAACACCAATGCAATCAGGTGAAGGATTAGTAACTTTAGAAAGTGGCAAGCAAATACCAGAAACTGTTTTTGCTAAATATCAACAAGACTACAAAGAGTATAACGATCTTTATAAAAACTACGTAGACTTAAACAATGAACTGGTTACCGACGTTGAAAAAGGTTTTGTAGACAGAACACCCGAGCAATTAGACTTATTAAAGAGAAATTATAATGGTGTAGAAGAGTTTTTTGTTGACGCTAGCCTAGGCTTTTTAGAGTTAGCTGTAGACGCTGGTTATGGTACAGCTAAGTTTTTTGGTGATTCTAGTGTGGATGATGAAGCTCAGTTAAAGTTTAAAGATAAAGTAAGAAATATAAGAGAGTCATACAAGAAAGATGTAGAGTTTGACGATGCTTTTAGTTCATTAGATAACTTTGGCTCTTTTGCTGCTCAGGAATTAGCTAATCAACTACATGTATATGCCGCGCTAGCAACACCTGCTGGTTGGGGATTAATAGGCACTTCTTCTTTTGGTAGCCAGTACAGTGACATGATTCGTGAAGATCAAGAACCAGACGCTGTTCCAACATCTAAAGCTAAAAAGTGGCTTACATCGTTAGGTTACGCTGGTGCTGAAACAATATTTGGTGCTGCTCCAACTTATATGCTAATAAAAAATGCTAAAAGTGCGTTGCTAACTAACACTAGTAAAAACGCTATGTTTGGTAACGGCGTTAAAGAGTATGTAAAGAAAAACTTGGTCACACAAAATAATCTTGTTGGTGTTGTAGCCGAGCCTGTCGGTGAAGGTTTAACTCAATTCACTCAAAATATATTAAGCGGTAGAGATCCATTAGAAGGTGTTGATCATGCTATGTTTTCAGGCTTAATGCTTGGTACTACTTTAGGATCTGTACCTGTTTTTAAAGGTATGTACCTTTCACAGTTTTCTGACGCTAAGCAAAAAGAACAAATAAGAACACTTAGATTAGAACAAAGAGATTTACAAAGAAAAAACGATCTTTTGTCAAGAGGAAAATCTATATCGCAAAACGTGCAGTTTCAAAAACAAAAGTTAATTGAAGACAACAGCGGTAGAATAGAAGAACTTCAATCGCTTATAGATTTAGAGGTTTCAGCTATCGATGCTAAAGCCAAAACCTTGTCTCCAGCTGCAGCTAAAGAGTTTATTAGTGCTATAACTAGACAAGAAGATATAAGACTAGATGCCGCAGAAATTAGAGACAATGATTTATTGTCCAATAAAGATAAAGATAAAAAGCTTTTAGAGTTAAAGCAAGAGTTTGATGCTATTCAAGATGGTATAACAGAATTTAAGAAAAGTAAAACTTGGAATAATAATTTTTCTATTTTCAAAGGCAGAAAAGAAAATGAAGCTGAAGTTAAAAGAATTAGAGAAGAGGCTGAACTAGCTCTACTTGAGCAAGACGGTATTACCGATCCTAGTAACGAGCAGATTGATGAAAAAGCTAGAATAGTATACAATACAGAGCAAATCAAAAAAGATATTGCTAAAAAAACAAAAAGAAAAACTACGGCCTTAAGAAATACTTTAGTATCTCATGATACTACAGAAAAAACAAAAGAGTATTTAGATAAAATTGCAGATGATAAGATAAAAGTTATTCAAAACAGCGGTTTAACAGACGCTCAAAAAAACAACGCTATAGAAAGCGTAAAGGCTGAAGCTGAGAATAACAAGTCAGAGGTTGATAATGGCGCGCATGGTTTTATGCAGATGGATGCTGACGGTAATTTTGTTTCCGTAGTAAACATAGAAAATATGGCAAAAGCTGACAGGCTTGAAACTAAAACTCATGAGCTTCAGCACGTTTTGTTTTCTGATGCTATAGGATTTAATCCTAAGTCTTTTGCGCCTTTGTCTGACGCTATATTAGAGTGGACAAAAGCAAATAATCAAGATGTTTATAAAAGAATTAATGCTTTTGCAGAAAGACGAAACGATGGATCTTTACTAGAGCAAGAGGTTGTAGCTGTATTTTTTGAAGAAGTTGCAGCTGGTAATATAAACCTTAATACTAAAAAGAACTCTACTTTTAGCGGTATGTTAGGTTATCTTGTTGGTAAAGGCGTTGAAGAATCTTCTGATATTGACATTAACTTAGCGGGCGAGACAGATGCTATTAAGTTTTTAGTTGGTATAGCTAATAAAGTTAAAAACGACCAACTAACACTTGCTGATCTTAGCGATATAAAAAAGAACAAAATAATACAAGAGATTAGAAAAGGTAAAGTCGAAAAAACTGGTCAAACTCAGTTTTCTAAAGCTCAATACAGTGAAATGTTTACGCCTGAGCAGCTAGTTGAAATAATAAAATCTCCATCTACTAGCTTAACAGATAGAAGAACAGCGGAAGAGGCGTTAGTAGATCAGTTTGACTTACTAGCGTTGAAAGCTTTAAAATATGATACTAGAAAAGGTGATATACGTAGAGAAGATGTGTTAGCGGAGGCTAGAGTTTTCTTTCCTGGAATATTAGAGAGATTTAATCCTGCCACTTCTAAATTCTCAACATACGTTACTAGTAACATGGGGCCTAAGCAGCAGCAAATATACGAGGCCACTAAACGACTAGCTAGAGATGCTGAAAGTTTAGACAAAGAAGGAGCCCAACAGGTCCCGGACGATGTTGATATTGATAACGCTATTGACGGTATTGAAGAAACAAACAATAAGCCACCTAAAACTAATGTGCTTAACATCGGTAGGGTAAGAAATACAAACGCTGACATACTAAGAAATACCAAGGTTAAAGAAGGTGATAGTTTTAAACAGGTTTTAGATTTAACGAATCCTAAGGGTAACACTGGCAAAAACGCTTCTACAATTTTTCAAGTACCTGCAAGTAAAATATTAGATAAGGATGCTAATGGTAAAGCTATATCTGCAAACTTAACATACGCTAAAAAGTTTGTTGACGGTATACCTGAACAGTCTGAAGCGGGCAATATACAAAACTTTTTTAACGACAAGCAAGCTGTAGGAGATTTTATTAGAATACTACCTAAAGAAAACGTAACAGAGCAAGATGCTGATGTAAATAAAGTAGGTGAAAATATAGAGGTTGAAAGAGACGTATATGGCAATGCTATTGGTTTACCTAACAGTGTTTTAAATTACTTTTACGAACCTAAAGTAGTTAATGGCAAAAGGGTTAGATCTAAAGGTAAAACTTCTCAAGTTCCAGTGTGGAAGTTAAAAGAAAAGTTTATAGGAAGACCTAGCGCGGAATTAATAGCTCAAGTTCAAAGAGACATTGGTATAACACCTAGAGGTGAACTTAATCTGTACAACAGAACGCCAATAGGCCAACTGCTAAAAGGTATGGCTAAAACTATGGCTATGCAAGTTACACTGTCAGGCGCTCAAAGAAATTTAGATATTCAAGGAGCTAGTCCGTTAAGTATATCTAGAGTTACAGCCGCACAAAGCAAACTAGCTTTTAGTAAAGCTTTTAAAATGGTTGACAGCTTTATTGATTCATCCGATAACATAGAGTTAAACTTTACTCCAGACGAAGCGGCTAGCGTTGATAAAGTTTTAAGCTTTCACACTAATAGCAAAACTTATGATTTCAAAGACAAAGACAGTGTAGATGATTTCTGGAAAGACGCAGAAGAAATACTTATACCTACTCTACCTAAAGAACTAGTTACATCAGGATTTTTCTTTAAAAGTAATAGAATACTAAGAGGAAATGCTAAAAAACAAATAGATGTTGACGGGGTAACTATGAGTATTGAAGATTACTACAAGCAACAACGAGACGTGGTGTTTGCTAAAAAAGATTTGAAGTACGGTGAGGCTTTTACTGGCGCTGGTGCTAATTACAAGTACGGCATAAAGTACGGCACATACTTTGGCAAAACTCCTAAAGAAATAGAACAAACAAACACTAAAGGTAGAAAAATAAGAGGCACAAAAAAAGATGCTGTAATAATGAATGTTCAGCAAATAAACGAAATGCATCTTAGTATGCATAGACAAATGTGGCAGAGAATCAACGGGTCTATTAGAGCCAATCCTAATAAAAACGCTCCTATATGGGGTAACTTTTTTGCTTTTGTAGGAAACAATGCAGAACACCCACACCGTATGGGCGCAGAGTTTATTGGTTGGACTAAAAAGCCTAAAGGAAAAGATGGTAAGCTATACGAATGGGAGCACGCTATGCCTGCTACTAGAGCTTACTTATACTTACTACACACGTCGTTAGGAGGTTTTAACTTCGACAATGCTTACGATTTAATACAACAAAACTATAAGCTTATAGCTCTAGATAATTACGACGATAAGGTAAAGTTGAAAGGCGCGAAAAGAAACACCTCTATGGGCGAAGGTTGGACTATGGTAGACAACTGGTTTGATAGGTACTTTGACGAAATAGTAGGTAATATTGAAGGCGGTATAGATCCTCAAGGAATACAGCACGTAAAAGGAAAAAGCTTAGGCGAAGAGCTAAAGATAAACGCTGATGGTAAATCAATGTTTTCTAAACCAGGATTTAACAAGGGCTTAACGCTCAGTAAAACTACTAACAACTTTAGAGCTTACAATAAAGATACTAGGTCAAGAGGTATGTCAACGTTTGACTTTGACGAAACACTAATTATAGATGGAGAAAACTTTGTTACAGCTACAAAAGACGGTGAGGTAGTTAAGATACCGTCTGACAAATGGCCTATTGATGGACCTAAATATGCTGACGAAGGATATAGTTTTGACTTTTCAGATTTTGTAAACGTTAGAGGCGGTAAAGAAGGGCCGTTGTTACAGAAAATGAAAAACCAAATACGTAAATATGGGTCTAACAATGTGTTTGTTTTGACAGCTCGTATGCAAGAAGCGGCTAAGCCTATACATGAGTGGCTAAAATCTCAAGGTATTAATATACCTTTTGAAAATATAACGGGTCTTGGGAACAGTAAGGGTGAAGCTAAAGCAGAGTGGATGCTAGAGAAGTTTAGCGAAGGCTACAACGATATGTACTTTGTTGACGACGCTCTGCCTAACGTTAAAGCTGTTAAAGACGTGTTAGATCAACTAGATATCAAGTCTAAAGTTGTTCAAGCTAAAATTCAGTTTAGCAAAGACATGAACCTTGAGTTCAACAAAATGATTGAGCGTAAGAAAGGTGTTGGGGCTAAAAAAGTATTTTCAAGCGTTGTTGGTAAAAAGCGTGGTAAGAATATAGGTAAGTATAGATTTTTTATTCCACCATCAGCTGATGATTTTGCAGGTTTGCTTTACGACTTCTACGGCAAAGGTAAGCAAGGTGATAGAGACATGGAGTTTATGAAAAAAGCTTTGTTAGATCCATTTGCTAGAGCAGATCGTGAAATGAGTATTGCTCGTATGAGTATACTAGATGACTACAAGACACTTAGAAAAGAACTACCTAATGTAAAAAAGAAACTAGGTAAAATTATAGACAAAGACACCGGTTTTACTTTTGATAACGCTGTAAGAGTGTATTTATTCGACAAAGCTGGCTACGAAGTTCCAGGCATATCTAAAAGAGACTTAGCTTATTTAAAGAACGTTGTTAACACAGATCAAGATTTAAAAACGTTTGCAGACGCTTTAGGGTTAATATCTAAGAAGAAAGAAGGTTATATAAAACCTGGTGAAAATTGGAGTGTTGAGACTGTTGCTTCTGACTTAGAAAATATTGTAAATAAAATAGGTAGAAAGCAATACTTAGCAGAGTTTATAGAGAATAAAAATATTATATTCTCACCAGAAAACATGAACAAAATAGAAGCTGTCTACGGCACTAGATTTAGAAGTGCTTTAGAAGATTCATTGTATCGTATGGAGAATGGCACTAATAGATCTGCTGGTAGAAGCTATGGTCAAAGCTGGACAAATTGGGTTAACGGATCTGTTGGCGCAATCATGTTCTTCAATGCTAGGTCTGCTGTTCTTCAAACATTATCTACAGTTAACTTTATAAACTACGATGATAATAATATATTTGCGGCTGGTAAAGCTTTAGCTAATCAAAAGCAGTATTGGTCAGACTTCTCTACACTATTTAACTCAGACTTCTTAAAAGCTAGAAGAGCTGGTTTGCAAATAAATGTTAATGAAGCTGAACTTGCTAACGCTGTAGCCGGCGCTCAGAATAAAGCCAAAGCTGCTTTAGCGTACTTACTTAAAAAAGGTTTCTTACCAACACAAATTGCAGATAGCTTTGCTATTGCTTCAGGTGGATCTACATTCTATAGAAATAGAATTAATACATACGTTAAGCAAGGTATGGATCAAAAAGCTGCTGAAGAAAAAGCGTTTTTAGATTTTCAAGAAATAGCTCAAGAAACTCAGCAGTCTAGTAGACCTGATAGAATATCTCAGCAACAAGCGAGTCCGCTAGGGCGTCTTATATTAGCTTTTGCTAACACTCCAATGCAATACAACCGTTTGATTAAAAAAGCTGCTCTAGACTTAGCTAATGGCAGAGGAGACTGGAGAAGTAACATGTCTAGAATATTATACTACGGCGCTATACAAAATGTTATATTTGCTAGTCTACAACAAGCCATATTTGCATTAAGCTTTGACGATGAAGATGACGAAAAAGTATTAGATCAAAAAACCATGAGAGTTCTTAACGGAACTATAGACACTTTGTTAAGAGGTTCGGGTGTGACAGGAGCTGCTGTAGCTACAATTAAAAACGTTATACTTGAAATAATGGAGCAGTCTGAGAAAGGTTTTAGAGCAGACTACGGTGAAGTTATAGTAGAAGGCCTGCAAGTGTCTCCACCAATGGGATCTAAGGCTAGAAAAGTATATGGTGCTTTAAAAACATATAAGTTTAACCGTGAAGTTATGGGTGAAATGGATACGTTTGATTACAACAACCCGATATGGGATGCTGTTGGTAACGTAACATCAGCCACAACAAACGTACCTCTTGACAGACTTATAAGAAAAACAGATAACATTAGAGAAGCTTTCAACCAAGAAAACTCTGCTATGCAAAGAATGTTTTTAACATTAGGTTGGAGCGCTTGGGATTTAAGAGTTGGTGAAAGAGTTGTAGTAAACAAAGGCAAGGATAACGAGTATGTTAAGTTTTTGCCGCTAAAACAACAAGCTCAAAAAGAAGCTGAGAAAAAAGCAGATGAAAAAGCTAGAAAAGAAAAAAGAGCTAAACAGCAAAGATGTACTAAAATAAAATCAGATGGTACTAGATGTAAACTAATGGTTGACAAGCCTAAAAAGCGCTGTCACTTTCATGATTAACATGTAATAATAATAGAGAAATGGCAACGGTTGATAAGGAAATAGCATTAATGCAACAAAGAATGGATCAGATGGATAAGAAACTCGACAAAATGGACGAGAAACTAGACATGCTTACTAAGCAATTATTAGACCCTGACACGGGCGTTACTGCGAGAGTTAATCAAAACACATCAGCTCGAAAAACTTTAGCTAGAGCTATGTGGATAATATACGGTATAGTTGCCGCTGCAATCGCTAAAATGTTTTTTGGATCGTAATATGGAAGAAATACTAAAATTAATAGAAGGTTATGGTTTGTCTGTTGTTTTGCTAATGGGCGCTTTATACGTTTTATATCAATTTGCTTTTTTTAGCATAAAAGAAGTTAAAGTGGGCTTTGAAAAGCGCCACGAGTCTTTAAGAGAACAAATGAACGAGGTAAAAGAAAAGCTTAATATTATTCTTGAATTTATCAAGAAAAATGATAAGTAAAAACCTTGAAATATCAGTTGGTAATATAATATGGATAATAGGTATTATATTTACTATGGGTATAGCTTACAG